ATCCCCGATGATTAAAACCAACGGGGATATGACAAAAAATAAATGTACCTCTCTCCTGATACATTTAAATTATAGTACTTTCTTTTTGAAATGTCAACTCTTTGTATAAATTTAATATTTCGGAGCAAGATTCATAATCCTCCATATCTTCAAAATATGGTAAAACGTCTCTTTTCAAAACAATCGTTTCATCTCTGTTAAAGGTAAATTCCGTGTCCCAATCCATCCCTTTAATTTTTGCAGATATGTTTAGAGTTAATGTTTTTTTCTTGGTTTTTTTAAACTCTAAGAAAATGTCGATGATGGATTTATATATAATGAGTTTATTTTCATCATAAAAATCATTAAAATCTTTATATCTTCCCTCTAAGAATAATTCCTTGAAATACGTTTGTTTAGGTTTTTTGGAAATTGGCATGTGGTAGTAGTTTATTGTTACAAAAATAGTATTTTTTTTAATAAAAAATGGAATCGTGTAAAAAATTTATTTTTATTTTATCGTCCTTCAAAAGGTAGTAATAATACCTTTCAATAAAACACATATCAACTAAAGTTTTAATATTATCATACCTACGTAATTTCAATAATTTCATTACATAAGCGGGAGTATAATTGGGGTGACCGAAATTTTCTATGTTGGGTACTTTATCTACGTCAAATTCATTTTTAAGGAATTGAGTTAAATTCTTTAATAAAACAAATTCATAATCAAATTCTTTATTTAAATTAGTTGCGATTGATTTGTAGATAAATTGGTATCTTTTGTTGACCCAATGAAAATTATCTTTTTGCTCAAAAATTTCATTAATAGTTAATTGTAACTTTTCCTCATCTTCTAATAAATGAAAAGTTCCGTTGTTGTTTATTGAGTCGTCATAGTTAATACCCATTGTAAATGTAATGGCACTTAACAAATGTTCAAACGGATCACGAATAACAAAAAATGTTTTTCCTGTGTAAGAATAAATGTCATAAATTTTTACAAATTCAGGACCGATAGGTAAGTTCTTAAAAAATGAAAACCCATTGTCGTCTTTTAATTCCTTAATTGTGCGATGTCCACATCTTAAAAACGAAATAATTCTTTTATCTTCTTTTTGATAAATTTGAACTCCTTGATACATATATAATTTAATTTTTTGTTCTATCCCATTTAGCCTTTCTTGCCTCTGGTGACAAGTGATGACTTTCGTCTATAGTGTGTTTTATTTCTACTCTAATACATGTCTGTGGCGATTTACTATTCTTAAAATAATTGTTAATGTAACCCATCATATTTGCACTACCTATCGGATTTGCCGAATGAACATATATCTGAGGTAATGGTATGTTTTTTGACATACTTTCACTAACTAAAAATTTACAACAATCATATCCCGTCTTCTCATCAACTATGTTATTATAATCTAATTTATAATTATTTTTTACATTAGTGTAGTATTCAACCATAGATTGTTCGCCCAAATCATGATCCAAAGAAATCACATCAAAATTTTCTAGTCCGTGGAATTTAATGGTTGCTACAAATTCATCGTAATTACGAACAATAATCCAATCGTCCCCTATTGGAGTTCTAACGTCGTCCAAGTATAATCTTTTCCTCTCAATTTTCATCTTTCTTAAATGGTTTTGAATAATTTGGATATATAATTTTCCAAATATTTTGTTTATGTTCTTTTCCGTCTAACATGTTAAATAAAATGTTAGAATGTCTATATTGTTTTGCTCTAACCGCAAACTCTTTTCTATCTAAATTTCGTGATTTTAAATTTTCATAAATCTCAATATAATCCTTATTGATATTATCAAATCTAATTGTGAAGTCCCTAACAGTTTCTTTAACCCAATCGTTAAACTCATCTGGTACCTTTTCAAGTAATTCATCAAATGGTTTATTATCTTTCAAATATTCCCATATGTCACGATTAGATATGTTGGTTAAAATTCTATGAAGTCGTTTGTATTCATCTCCTTTGATTTTCATACGAAATCCATTCTTGAAACGAATAACGTATCCTTCTCTATCGTTTGATATTTCTTCTTTCAATAAATCAAATCCTTCTCCCCACGTTTTATATAACATCACAATACGAAATCCAACATTGGAAATCATATTTTTAAAACGAATATCCTCATCACAATTATGAATATTAACCTCTTCACCTGTTTTTGTGTTTATCATACCTAACAAAACAAGATCTTCGTAGTCATACTCACATACTATTCTATTTTCTTTGTAAATTATTTCAAACAAATATGTGTAACCAGTATGTAATCTTTCAAAATTATATTTCTCTAAAAGTTCTTTTCCTTTAATTGCTTGTTCTGATGTAAATGAACCACGAGTTGCTAAAATCCATTCGCCTTTTGTTTTTGGCGTTGGGTCATAATATGGGTTATCAAAATCAGGTAAGTTGTTCGGGTCAAAGAATCTTTCCATGCCCGTTTCATAATTGTTATTAAACCAAATATTATATCTTCTTTCATCACTCAATTCATATTCATAATAAAAAAGAATTCCTAGTGAACCATCCATTTTTTCATAAACTTCAAAAAATTCGTTTGGTAAATCTTCTGGTTTATGTTCTTCGTAATTAAAAAATTTTTTAAATGGTCTTGCAACAATTTCACCTTTTGAATTAGTAACTAATCCACGACATTGCATAGTAACATCATCCCATAATCTTTCGTATTGAACTTTTGGACTATAATTCCAAATAGTTAAATCAAGAGTTGGGTGGGTCTGTTTATGTAACAAACCATCTGTGTGATATCCCTCTAAAAATTTTACCATTAGATTTTTTTATGAAGACCAAATGTTAAAGTCCATTTTAACCAAGATAATGAAAAATATAAACCACTTATCCCATCTCTGAATAATCTACTATGAACGTGAGGGGAATGAGCATCAAAATATAAACTAACACAAGGAATAACATGTACGGTCCATACCGAAGTGTCGAAATTTAAATAAAGTTTCATATCATAATTTAATTTCAAATCTATTAGTCATTGCCAATATTTTTTCATCAGGAACATTATGAACATTTTTGTTACCGTGTCTATTTTCCACAATTACACTGTGTATTCTGTAGTTGTATCTTTCCGCCATTGTGAAATATGGTTCCATTTCCCACTCTTGGGTAAATGTGTTAGCAACAACAATTTTAGAAAATTGATTCCTCATTCTTTCGGCACATTTTACTTGACAATCATTATGGGCTTCTTTTAATTTTGTTACATCAAAAATATATTCACCCTTTTCATTAACAAAAAAATTATCCGCAGATAACACATCTTGAATATTTGATTGAGTATTAAAAAGAATTATATTACCTAACGTGGTTTTTCCACTACCAGGTACTCCTCTTAACAGTATTAAATCACCCACATATTCTTTTTCCATTTTTTCTAATTTTAAAAATGAGGCCGGTATTACCCGGCCGTATTTTTATTTTACTTCTTCTACTAAAGGTTTTTTTAAACCATCATCAGTAGTCGTTGTATTTGCACCACCAGAAGTAATTTCTGAGGTTGTTGAGTCTGTCGCAGCTACTGCTGTAGAATCTAAATTAACCGACGTAGAGTCTGTTGTTTCAGTTGTGGTTGACCCTGAACCACATGCCGTTAATGCTAACATAGCACCAATAGCGAAAATAAATGTATATTTTTTCATATAGGTAAATATACTAAATTTATTCCTAATAACCAAATATTAATAAAAAAAACCCCAACGAGATGTCGGGGTTTAAGGTCTTTCGGTGAGTTCAACCCCACTTACTTATGAAAAAAAACGAAAAGGTAATCGACAAAGAGAACCTCTGAGAATATAAATATATATAATTTATTAAAAAAACAAAATATTTATAAGATTTTTTTCACAATATTTAATTTTTCGTCTTTATATTTTAAGGTAACTTGTTGATCTTCAATGATATTACCTTTTAAAATTTCTTCACTAAGAAAATCTTCACATAGGTTTTGTATAATTCTCTTAATCGGACGAGCACCATATTCTTCTTGTACATTAAGTTCAAAAATCCTACCAATTACCGTTTTATCAAATGAAACTTTGTAGTTCTTATCTTTAAGTCTATTAACAAGTTTACCAATCTCAATGTTGATAATCTTCTTAAGAACATCTTCAGTTAATGAATTGAAAAGAATAATATCATCAATACGATTTAAAAACTCTGGATTAAATTGTTGTTTTAATGACTTTTGAATCATGGATTTTTTAACCTCATATGTTTGTTCATCCGTACCTTTTGTGTTAAACCCAACACCTCCACCAAATTCAGATACTCTCTTTGCACCAACATTTGATGTCATGATAATAATGGTATTGGTGAAATTAACCTTACGACCAAATGAATCGGTTAAATGACCCTCATCTAAAATTTGTAATAAAAGATTAAACACGTCTTTATGTGCCTTCTCGACCTCATCAAACAAAATAACCGAGAATGGATTATTCTTAACCTTTTCAGTCAATTGACCTCCTTCATCATATCCAACATACCCCGGAGGAGAACCGATTAATTTTGATACGTTGTGTTTCTCCATAAATTCACTCATGTCAACACGAATGATTTTCTCAGGGTCACCAAATAAAGTATCCGCAATTGATTTTGCTAAAAACGTTTTACCGACACCAGTGGAACCAATAAAGATAAATGAACCGATTGGTTTATTAGCGTCTTTAATACCCACACGATTACGTCTAATCGATTTTGAGATGGTGGTAATCGCTTCGGTCTGACCAATTACTTTTGCTGAAAGTGTTTCTTCTAACTTTAGTAATTTTTGTGTCTCTTTGGAATCGAGTTTAGTAATTGGAACACCGGTCATATCGGTTACAATGTTATAAACATCATCAACACTTACCGGTGTTTTATTATCTTTTTGTTTTTCGGACCATTTGTTTTTTTCCTCCTCAAGCTTAGTAATAACTTTTTTCTCTTCGTCCCTTAACTTAGCCGCTTGTTCGTAATTTTGATTTTTTACAACCAATAGTTTTCTCTCCTTAATTTCGTCTACTTCTTTTTTTAACTTTTCGATAGATTCGGGTATTCTTGAAATTACTCTTTTTTCTGAACCCAATTCATCTAATACATCGATAGCCTTATCGGGAAATTGTCTGTCAGTGATATATCTTGAAGAAAGTTTAACAATAGTGTCTACAACCCCCTCCTCATATTTTACTTTATGAAATTCTTCGTATGACGGAAGAAGATTTTTTAAAATCTCAACAGTCTCTGATTGTGTTGGTTCCTTTAATAATACCTTTTGAAAACGTCTAACAAGTGCGGCGTCCTTTTCAATATGTTTTTTAAATTCATCTAATGTGGTTGCTCCAATACATTGTATCTCTCCTCTTGCTAATGCCGGTTTTAATATATTTGCGGCATCCATTGAACCACTCGCGTTACCCGCACCAACCATAGTGTGTAATTCGTCAATAAAAACAATTACGTTTGGTGATTCTTGTAATTCGTTTAAAATGGCTTTAATTCTCTCCTCAAATTGTCCTCGGTATTTTGTACCGGCAACAAGAGAAGTTAAATCTAAAGACATTACTCTTTTATCTAAAAGATTCGTGGGACATTCACCCTTGTAAATCATTAACGCCAATTTTTCAACTAACGCAGATTTACCAACACCGGCATCACCAACAATAACTGCATTGTTTTTCTTCTTTCTAGAAAGAATCTGAGCGATTCTTTTAACCTCTTTATCTCTACCAACAACCGGGTCAATTTTACCTTCTTCAGCCATCTTTACAAGATCACGTGAGAAGTTATCTAAAATCGGTGTCGTAGAACCCTTCTTTACCTTTTTAGGATTTGTGGTTGGACCATCTTCAAAAAAATCTACAGACATATTTTATAAGTTTAGTTTACAATACAAACATAACATATTTCATTCTAAAAAACAAACAAAAGACAAAATGTCTAAAAAAATGTCTAACGAATGTCTAAATGTCAGTTTTAGACATTTGGTAAAGAATTTGTAAATAAATGTAAAAAAACTAATATACTATGATTACATTATTTAAAGACCCATTCTTACAAGGTTTTGAAAGTGCGTTTGACACATCAAAATTCTTAAAGACACCAGAAACTAAAGTGTCTAAAAACGAAACTGAATATAAGGTTTCGATAAGTGTCCCTGGTTTAACCAAGGAGGATTTAAAAATTTCCACTAAAGATGGAATTTTAAGAATTTCATTTGAGAAGGATGAAAAGGATGAAAGAAACCATTTTATCACTTCTTTCGTTAAATCTTACAACATTCCTGACGATGTAAAAGAAAAAGACATTGTTGGTAAGGTTGAAAATGGAATTCTTGAATTAACATTACCGATTGATAAGAAAAAGTCAATCGAGAGGTTAATATCCCTTAATTAAATTAAAACCCCGTCTTTACGGGGTTTTTTTATATTTATAACAAAGAGATATTATGAATAAGAATTTAATGAAACGTAATCATATTGAGAATGCTAATATTTTATTACAGCAAAGAACCGATAGTGAGTCATTACGTAATAAATTTAAGGAACCTGAAATTAAGGGTACAACAAGAAAAGAATACCTTAATGACAAATTATTGAATCAATTAAAAAAGAAGTTTTAATATAACCCCGAGAAATCGGGGTTTTTTATTTGGGTTATTTTTCTTATATTATATCATAAAATATTTATCATTATGGGTATCATATCAGAAAAAATCGAGGGAAATGTAATTGAGGTTACAATCCAATCATCCAACCTTAAAACTGCATCTTATAACACAGAAACTGAAGACTTAACCATTACTTTCAACAATGGTAGTATTTATGTATATAATAAAGTTCCTTGGAATAAGTTCACTAAGTTTAGAATGTCCGAATCCCAAGGAAAATACTTCAACGAAAATATCGGTAGAAGTTATAAGTTTACTAAAGTATCATGAGTTTATTTGAAGAATTGATTGAAGATAGACAGGAGGATGAGAAGATTGTAAAATCGTTCGAACCTAAAGATTCACTTTCTGACCAAATATTTGAGGGTTTAGATGGTAAATTTTCTATGCGTGATGATATTAGAAAAAGATTAATTGAAATTTCAAATGATTTTATTGAATCTTTTGGGGTTGAGTTTTTTATACATGACGTTACATTAACGGGTTCATTATCAAATTATAATTGGTCTCGATATTCAGACGTTGATTTACATATCATAATCGATTTTGATGAAACGGAATATCCTATGAACTTAGTTAAGGAATTCTTCGACGCAAAAGAAAGGGTTTGGAATGAAAAACATGATATTAAAATAAAAGGTTTTGACGTTGAGGTGTATGTTCAGGATTTAAAGCAAGAACACGTGTCATCTGGAGTTTATTCTATTTTACACAATAAATGGATAATCGAGCCCGAGATGAACAAACCTAACATTGATGATAGAATGATTCTCCAAAAGGGGGAACATTATGCAAAACAAATTGATTCCTTAATTAAAAAATCAAACAAAACTAACATTTTACAAATGATTGATGATTTGAGGAAAAAGATAAAAACATTCAGACAAAGTGGTTTGGAGCAGGGAGGAGAGTATTCATATGAAAATCTAACCTTCAAATTATTAAGAAGAAATGGATACATTTGGAAATTAATAAAAATAAAAAAGGAAATAACAGATAAGAAATTGTCCATAACACAATAATTATACCTATTTTTTTCTATATATCTATGTATTTATAGGATAAGAATAAGTATATCTTAACAATTTATAAAATGGCAGATTTAAAACCCCTTGGTAGCGAGAAACTTAACGGAGACGACAAATTAAAGAGAATCCTTGAGTTAACCTACTTCAACGAAAAAAATAAAAAGTCTTCTTCTGCGAAACCAGAATTAGTAAAAGAATCTAAAACCGGCGGTGTATATGGTATCGTTAAAGAAAAAGACGGATACTATGTAAAAAGAGGTTTAAATGAATCATCATTAGACTATATTGGTGGTATGTTTATGAAGAACAAAAATAGATTTTCTTCATATGCTGATGCATTTAAAAGACTTGAATTTATTAAAGGTCAAGAGGAATTACAAGAGGCTACAAAATATGTCTTAAAACAAAACAAACCTCAGGAAGAGGCTCCAATGCCAGAACCATCTATGGATTTACCTCCAGCACCTGAAGCGGACGCTTCGGGAGATATGGCCACACCAACGGGAGACGCAACGGCACCTTCGGATGAGGTTGCGGCACCTGTAGATGATATGGGTGGTGAAGATTTTGCTGCAGATGATGAGGCTGGAAAACGTTCATCATACATGGCGGAAGCTCAGAAATTTGCCGGTAAATTAGGTCAAGAACTAAGAGATTTACAGGATAAAATGGAAAGTGATGATATTAAGTACATTTTAAATATGGTCATTTCTGCGGTGAAATTAGATAATTTAGATGATGACGACATTGAAGAAATAGGAAAGAAATTCGAAAGAGAAGAAGAGGAAATGGGTTCTGAAGAACCATCTACTGAAGATGAAGTTCCTTCTGAAGAACCGGCGGTAGAACCTGAGGCGGAAGTTAATGAGTATGACTCAATGGACGCTTTAGAATCTTTTATTAACACTCCAATTGATGCAGATGAAATTAATTTATCAAACTATTCAGACTTAGGTAGTATTGAGGAGAAAGACGAACTAAAAGAATTGGATTTAGATGAAATAAAAAACGATATAAATCAAGCAATTGGTGAAAGATTAAGTAAATATTTTAACTAAAATGAATCTAATTTATGTCAATGAAATTGGTTCCGATTATAAAGGTCAGAAACAATATGAATTTATTTTTAGTGATTCATCTGAAATTGACATAGATGAGTGGTTCGTAATACCCGCATCAGCAACTGCAAAAACAAAATCTCCCGATATTGAATATGTCAAATTAGTGGGTCTTTTAAAGAATACTGATTTAGATTTAGAATTAATTCAAAACTCCGATTATTTCGGAGTTATTGATGCAGTAGATGGGGTAATTGCGTTAGCGTGGGAAAAGTTCGACATCGAAGTCGAGGTCGGTAGACTAACATTTAAATTTGGAGAGTCGTTAGAAAATGTCACAAAAAAATTAAAACAAAGAAGTTACATTCTTTTAAAAGAAGAAATAAAATTCAAAAACGTATGAAAAGGTCAACATTAGTAGAAAAATTAATCAAGGAAGGTATGTCAGAAAAGACATTGGTTAAGTTTAGTGATAAACAATTATCAGAATTGGCTGAAAGAATGTTAAGTGAATCTGATGTGATGATATCTAAGAAAGATCCGTTAGCATCACAAAAAATTGCCGATGCAAAGAAAAAAAATCAATCTATCGAGACATACGAAGATGAAATGAAAGAAGAACTAAAAGGTAATCAAAAGAAATTAGATAAGAACCACAATGGTAAAATTGATGGTCAAGATTTTAAAATATTAAAAGGACAGAAGAAGGAAGTTAAAGAAGCAAATTGGCGTAAATCGTTTGAGAAAGATGTTTCGAGAAAAGATTGGAAACATTTTAACGCAGATGGTGAAGAATTAAAAAATGAACCTAGAATGAAAGGCGGTTATTCAATTGATAAAGAAGGGAAACGTCACGAAGCAAGAGTAAATCAAGAAGTGAAAAAATCTTCTGAAGTTAAAGAATGGGTTGAGAAATTAGTAGAAAATAAGTACCATAGTTTCACATCAAAAAATGAAATTATGGAATTAATAAGTGTTAAACTTAACGAATCAGATACAATGGTACAACATGGTCCTAAGGTTAAAAAAGGACATAATGGGGTTCCTGAGTTTATGACTTACGATTCAATTGTCGATGCTGCGGAACCTAAAACTGCACCAACAACAAAACCCGCCCCAACAAAGGAACCGGGTACAAAACCAACACCAAACAAAGACCCAAGAAAAACCCCATTTAGACCAGGACCTGGACCAAATCCAAAACCTAAAGCTTTAAAAGAAACTAAAAAAAGTAAATAAAATGTCATTTACAAAGAAAAAATTGTTATCTTTAATCAAAGAAAATTTGAAAGAGATGGCAATGGATTTTGATACACAGGACAGACCTGACCAAGGATTACAAGATAAGTTGGCTCAAGGAGATACTCCATTGAAAAAAGTTCCATTACCTAACACGGGAGAAGAGCCTAATAAAAATTTTCAGGAATTATTAGCGTCTGAGAGATACAAAGATGTCGTTCAAAGAGTTAGACAATATACAGGTGATAACACAACATTAAGAGGTAGTGAAGGGGTTATGCCATTGGCACAAACAATGATGAACGCTCACAATCAAATTGTTAGAACTGAAAGTCAATATAGAGAACAATTAGAAGCGTTGGCAATTGAATTGGTGATGAAGGAAATGGGATTAGAAGAGGGTGATGTTCAGTTTGATGCAAAAATTGTTGGTGTCGGTGAAATAAGTACCGATGATTTTAATAAAGAATCAGAACAAGGAGGAGAAGAATCACAACAAGAAATAAATATAGAACAAGATTTGTTCAACGAATTAGAAACGTTAAGTTTAGAAAAGGCGAAGAGACGTTTAATAAATGCAATGGTACAGGGAGCATCTAAAAAGGGCCACTACATGTATCATTATGTTGCCGAAAAAATTAGACAAATTACAGGTTCTGAAAATCTAGTAAATCAATATGGTATATTAATGTCAATTAACGATTCGTTATATTGGCAGTTAAGTGATGAAACCATGCAAATGATGATGGGTGGCGGAGGAGGAGAACCTCAAATCGGAGGGAAGGAAAGTATAGATAGACAAACTGACCCGCCAACAATCGTTGCCAGAGGTGTTAACTTTCCAATATTAGTTCATGAATTAATTAAAGGGGTTATGGAGTTATTGGCAATTCAAGGTAGACCAAAAGACGAAGAAGGTAATGAAGAAGATTTTACCGATATTGAAGATAGTGAAGATACGTTAGAAAAGGAAATGTGGGATTTAAGATTGGGTCCGGCAATATGGGAAAGGGTTAGAAGACAGTTTCCTGAGGAAGTTTTAGTCGACGAAGAAAAATATAAAATTCAATTGTTATTATTTTCACACATTATTCAAAAACCAGCAAAGGAGTTTTTAATATTAATGAAGGAAATTATTTCGGGTTCAGAAAATGGTAAAAATTTAATGGGATTATTATATAGAGCGATTGAACAAGAATTACAGGATTACGATTACACAGAAACAATGAATCAGTTCGATGATGAGTTAAACAATATCAGTGATGAAACTGACGATGATGATTTTGACGACTTTTTAGGTGGTCTAGGTATACGTAGACCTGACGAAGAATAATACAAAGGAGGTTTTTTAACCTCCTTTTTTGTATTTATACATATATGAATTCTAAATTAGAACAGTTAAAAGAATATGCGAAGATAATGAAAGACGTTCCTTACGCGTTAAGAACGTATCTTCAAACATATGACAACACTCAAAAAAAATACGTTCCGTTAGAGCTATTTCCTGATCAAATTCAGTTAATACAAGACTACGAAACATATAATGAGAATATTACAAGAAAATATAGACAGGCAGGGGTAACCACCGTAACTGCGGCGTGGATTTCTAAAAAATTACAAACAGCAAAAGCAACAGAACCTGAAAGAGTTTTGTTGATTGCAAACAAAAAAGATACTGCTGTGGAAATGGCGAATAAAGTTCGTCACTTCTTAGAACAATGGCCAGATTGGATTAATGTTGGGTTCTCACCTGATAAAAACTCTGAAAGTCGATTCAAATTAAATAATGGGTGTGAAGTTAAAGCGGTTGCAACATCTGCCGATGCCTTACGTGGTTATACACCCACAATACTTGTATTTGATGAGGCAGCATATATTGAGGCCGGTGAAGACTTTTGGGCAGCATCTATGGCGTCCCTATCAACAGGAGGTAAGATTATCCTTGTATCAACTCCAAATGGTTATGACCCTATCTATTACGGTGTTTATGACCAAGCTTTACGTGGGTTGAATGATTTCCATATCACTGATTTAAGGTGGTTTAAAGACCCTCGATACACCAAAGACTTACGTTGGGTTAAGTGTCAGGATATCTGTCACTACATGTTAAATAGAGAACAATATGACGACAATGAAGTTGTGTTGTACGATTTTGATATGGAAAAATATCAAGAATTGGAAGAGGGA